TAGCGACAAGGCTGGCGGCTGATGGTCACGGTCATCACGCGGACAATCGGGCCGAGCGGGCGTGACTACGCTTCGTTCACGCTGGCCGAGGCCGATGTTACGAACATCGGGACCTCGGCTGACCTCGTTGCGAACGATGAGGCGATTGTCTTCGAGGCGGATGCGGGGACCTACAACGAGTTTGTGACGATTAGCAGCACGCTGACGACCGACGCTACTCGGAATGTGACCTACACCCATGCTGCGGGCTCTGAGCATGGCGGAATATATGGCGATGGCGTTTTTGTAAATGGTGTGGGCCCCGATGGAATACTTATCGAGGATGATTTCACGCACCTTGTAGGCCTGTGCATTTATAACAACAACTCCTTTTGCGTTAGGGGGAATGGCACTGGACTCGTTTATGATTCTTTGATTGGTTACAATCCGAACGGCTCCAACTTCCTATTTAACCCTGGCGAGAGCGCGCACCTCAATGTGATGCGTAACTGTGTCGCCAATATAGGTAACAACACAGGTTTTTACACCTCCAGGGATGTGCGGGCCAAGATAATCAACTGCACCGCCCTGCAAAAAAGTGGAACGGCATACGCTGGATTCCGGCCCCAAAAGCTGCTTGCCTCGGAAACACACATTGTTGAGTTCATCAACTGCGTCAGCCTTGTCACAAGCAACTACATCGAAAATCTGCCTCCGACAGTAACCGGCTCCAACAACTTCGGCGGCGCGACGAATCCCTTCCCCGTCGCTATCCAGGGCTCTCCGTACCCCATCACCGCCTCAACCGCCTACGACCCCGGCGCAGGAGACTTCGCGCTCTATGTCGGCAAGAACGGTGCGCTGCTCGACTCGCCCAACAACGATGTGATCGGCGGCGGCGTAGGCCCGTCCGTGAACAGCGATGTGCCGACGACGGACATCCTGGGCAACCCTCGCTCTGGCGCTACTGCGAACCCCGGCGCGTTCGAGGTGCCGCAAGCTACGGCGACCCTGACCCGAACCATCGGCCCTGTGGGGCGGGACTACGCCAGCTTCACGCTCGCAGAGGCGGATGTGACGAACATCGGCGGGTCCGCTGATCTGGTGAACGAGAACGAGCGGATCGTGTTCGAGGCTGATGCGGGGACCTACGCGGAGAGTGTGAACATCGACAGTACCCTGACTACCGATGCTACGCGGAATGTGACCTACAAAGCCGCTGCGGGCAGCGAACATGGGGGCGTAGCTGGCGCGGGCGTCCGCATCCAGTTTGGAAACCTTGCGATCTCATCGGTGTGCGTCCAGTTGCTACGAGCGTTCACCGCACTAGACGGTCTTGAACTTGACTGGACTGATGTATCTTCTACCGGCCGGGCTATAGACATCAACCTGGATGTTCGCGGTGTCTCCATTTCTAACTGCTTGATTCGTTACGCTGGCAGCGGGCGGGCCATCTACCACTTTCGATCAAGCACTTATGACCTAGCGTCGTATCCAGTCACAATCACTAACTGCTCGATTTATGCGCCGAATGGCGCTGGGGCAATTTTCTATAACTACGGCGCTAGCGATAAGGCGTTTGCGGTAACGAACTGCACCTTTACTTGCAGAACTGGCTACATAGCGATTACCGGCTACACCAACGATGCGGGCTTTACCACTACATATACCCTGACGAACAACCTCGTTCTGGCGGGCAATCCATATAACACTGCGTCGGGCGGCGGCGGCGTTGTGACCCTTCTGGGCTCCAACAACTTCGGCGGCGCGACGAATCCCTTCCCCGCCGCGCTGCAAGGATCTCCCTACCCCATCACCCCAACGACCAGCTTCTCCACGCCCCTCGGCTCCGGGGACTACGCGGTCTACATGGGCGCGACGGGAGCGCTGGCTGATGTCGAAGGCAACGATGTCTGGCAGCATGGCATCGGGCCTGCGCTGAACAGTGATGTCCCTACGACGGACATCAACGGTGTGGAGCGCTCTGGCACCCGGTGCAACCCTGGCGCGTTCGAGGCGGATGGGTTTGTCGCGCCGACCGTGCTGACCCGGACGATTGGTAGCGGGAAGGACTACGCGAGCTTCACCTTGGCCGAAGCTGATGTGACCAACATTGGCTCAGGCACCGACCTGACCTTTGAGAACGAGGCCATCGTCTTTGAGGCTGATGCCGGGACCTACGCGGAGAACGTGACCTTCCAGAGTACGCTGACGACCGACGCGACTCGGCAGGTGACTTACAAGCCTGCGGCTGGGTCAGAGCATGGCGGCGTGCGCGGAAATGGAGCGTACATAGACGGACAAGCCCAACTACGAGATTCGCATACCGTGTTCGATGGCTTAGGCGCTAGAAATGTATACGCGCAGAATGGCGCTGCTGGAGTCACCTTTCGCAACGGCACCTATGCTCTCTTTGATACTGCGGCTGCGGGTGCGGGCACCTCTGAATATCCAACGGTTATTGAAAACTGCTGCTTCTCAAATACTGGTGGGTCCAATCACATCACACTCCGCAACGGTCCCTCGTACCCTGTCGGATACTACCGGGTGACCAACTGCACATTCACAGATGTTGTAGTAAGTAAATATTCAATCTTCCTCCTTGGCGCATACACGACGCTGGAGGTCGAGATCGTCAATTGCATGGTGCTTGAGTCCTATGGGTGGGGCGACATTACTGGCGGCGCGGCTGTTGTAACTGGCTCCAATAACTTCTCGAACGGCTTCCGTCAGTTCCCCGTCGCCCTGCGCGGCACCCCCTACCCCATCACCGCAACCACCAACACCTCGCCCGGCGCTGGCGACTGGGCCATCTACGACGCGGACACGGGGGCGCTGGTCTACGACTCGGACAACGATGTCCTGGGGCAGGGCATCGGCCCGGCGGGCAACTCCGCTGTCCCTACGACCGACATCTTGGGCAACACTAGATCTGGTGCCTTCTGCGATCCGGGGGCTTTCGAGGCATCGCCCGCCATCGCTAAGTCCCCAGGCGGAACGCTCGTTGGCGGATACGTGCCTGTGGGGACCTACGACGTGGTCCCTGACAGCTTCCCTGAGGCCGTTGAGGAGGCGATCCCGCTGTATAGCTCCACGTCACAGGCGCTCTACGCCATCCGCCCCATCGTGAGCAGCGAGACCAAGGCGGGCAATATCTCGACTCGGACGTGGACTCTTCAGTATAGAAATGCTAGCCGTTCCGAGTACAGTAGGGTGCTGGAACTCTACGCGCTCTCGAAGGGGGGGGCCGAGGGTCTCTACTGGAACAATCAGAACTTCACCAGGGGGGGGAGCACCGAAACCGTTGTCGTCCGTATGTCTCAGGGGCCGCTCAAGGCCACTCGATCGACGCACGGACGGTACAAGTTCACGGTCAAGCTAGAGGAGATGCGATATGCCCCCTAGTGGTAGCCCCGTCAAGGAGCAGATCCTCGACGATCTGGTGACGACGCTGCAGTCCATCACTGCTGGCGACGACTACTACACGACCGTCGAGCAGGTCGTGCGTGTCGATGGAGGCCCCATGGAACTGAAGATGTTCCCGGCCATCGCGGTGCTTCCGACCAAGACGGAGTACGACCGCGAGGGGAGCCAGGGGACGACGACGATCAGTTCCTACTTCTATGTCCAACTGTCTCTGTTCCTGCGTACCCGCACGGACGGAGCCGAGAAGATCGAGCGCTTCATCCGCGATGTGCACAAGGCGACGATCGCCGACCGCACTCGCGGAGATCGCGCTGTCCACACAGCGGTGATTCAGGACGAGGTCACTTACCCGACCGAGGACGATGAGCCGTTCATCATTGCTGACTTGGTCGTCGAGATCGTTTACCGGACGAGATACAACGACCTAAACACACCTTCCTAGGAAACCAACCATGTCCTTTCGTACTCACCACCGCAAGCTTTTGCTCGCCCTCGAAGCCGATGAGGGCGTGGCGGAGACCCTTGACCCGACCAACGACTACATCGAGTGCATCGAGCCGACTTACTCGATCACCCCGCGCACCTTCGAGCGCAATGTGACTCGCAAGTCGATCACTCCGGCCCCGATCGTGACGCCCGGAATTGGGCGCGCTGCGGGTCAGCCCTCGGCTACGGTCGAGTTCTCTTTCCAAGTCGAGCTTGCCGGAACGGGTTCGGCGACGAGCCTGCCCCGCTGGAGCCGCATCCTTGAGTGCTGTGGCTTCGAGAAGCACGCCGTGGGTCTTGTGACCCTCGACACGACGCCCCTTGCTGGCGCGCCGAACGATCCGCAGGTGATCAAGAACGGCGAGAACCTGTCTGTTGGTACGGGTGATACCGCGTACAACGCGAGCAACCGCATCGGTCGCTCGGTTGGCGATCACTTCTACGGCGACCGTGCGATCTACTACAACGCCGCAGGAGCTAGCGGCTCGGGCACCTCTGGTGACAAGCTGTACGGCCAGATCGACGATGTGAATGGCAGCATTCTGTCGTTGGCTGCAACTGTCGGTTACGGGTTCGTGCCCGTGTCCACTGACGCGCTTGGTGGCGCTAACAGCACCTCGGCTACTGTTGCCCTGTACATGAGCAACACGGGGGACTACCTCGAAGCGACGGGCTGCCGTGGCAATGTCGAGTTCGTGTTTGCTTCGGGTGACCGCGTGCTGATGAACATCACCATGATGGGCGTGCTCAACAAGTATGTCAGCGGGTCGTCTGACATCACCATCGTCGGTGAGGGTCTCTCGATTCCTCCGGGTTTCGTGAATGTCGATCTCGCGCTCGGTGAGTCCACCTTCGGCATCACCGATGCTGCTGACTCCACCGCCACGGTGTTCAACACGATGAACATCAACATGGGCAACGAGATGACTGTCCGCGAGTCGGTCAGCGCCTCGACGGGCTACGCTGAGACGGTCATCACTGGTCGCTCTAGCAGCATGACCTTCAACCCCGACGCGGTCGCCAACCTTGCTTCGAACGCGCAACTTGACCACTGGCAGCGGTTCCTCGCTGGAGAGACCTTCCGTGGCAACTTCCAAGTTGGCTCGACGGCGGGCAACAAGTTCCGCTTTAAGTTCCCCGCTGCCCAGTTCACGGGCATCGCGGACGGCAACCGTGACGAGGTAACCATCCTCGACTCGACCTGCACCCTGACTGGCGGCGACTACGGCTCGTCGGTTCAGGAGGCTGTGAACGACACGGGCTCGACCTCGACCGCTATCTCTCCCCGCATCGGGAAGGATAACGAGTTCGTTTTCTACTCTCTCTGATATCGGCAACCACAGGAGGCAACCATGCCGATCGCACTTGATCCCAAAGCTACTTTCGAATACATCCTCGAAGACGACCGCAAGCTCCCTGAGGAGGATCGCACGGTCTTCAAGCTTCGTGGCCTGACGGTGTCTGAGGAGGCTCGGGTCGCTGACTCGATGATCTCCTCAGTCCCTGGTCAGGACGAGCTTTCGATTCGTTCCGGCACGCACCAACTGACCGTGCTTCGGTACGGTCTTCGCGGCTGGTCGAACTTCAAGGACTCGTCCGGCAACGAGATCCCCTTCGAGGTGTCTTCTCGCCACCCTCGTCACGTCACCGATGAGGCTCTGGACCGCCTCTCTCCTAAGCATCGGCAGGAGCTTGTCAATGCCGTCATGGAGAGGGGAGAGGTTAAGCAGTCGGAGGGGGAGTGATCCGGGCGGCGGTAGCCCAATCATGGGGGGCGGCTGTTGCACGCGCGTGCAAGAAGCCGTTCCCCGATTGCTCGCGCTGCCGCCGCCCTCAGTACTCCAGCATGCGAGAGGCCTGGGGTTGTGACGCTCCTGCTCCTCGCGCGGTGTGGTCCGGCCCATGTTCGCGCTGTCGGGGTTCTCAGGAGGAGTGTCCCGATTGCAACGGCACTGGACAGATTGAGTACTTCCGGTGCCCAAGCTCAATGGTCACGTCTGCGCCTCAGTCGCTCCGTCTGCACGTGGACCTCATGATGCGGGCCTACCATCACTACGATCGCCGCAATGTTCTGCCCGCGCAGGGCGCGTGGCTAGATCAGTCGCGCAGCTTTCTGGCCTGCGTGGAGATTATCGACAGCGAGCGCAACTACTGGGAGGGCGTCCTTCATGAGCACCAAGAGCGCGAGATGAAGAGGATGCAGGCCCAGACCAAAAGCCCGAGGAGCCACAGATGAGCAATGCGACACTGACCTGGGAGCTTCGCGTCAAGGACATGGCGAGCGGTGCATTCCGCTCTCTTGGTCAGAGCGCGCAGCAGGGAGTCACTCAGGCTAGGTCTGCGATCGACCGGCTCAAGGATTCGCTGAAGGCTGTTCCTGGCCGCGTTCTCAAGGCGGCGGGCAGCTTCCTGAAGCTGGCCGCCGCTGCCACTGGGCTGACGGGCATCGTGACTGCGGTGCAGTCTCTTTTCCGCGCCACTAGGACGGGCTTGGCTGACGCCATCAAGTTCAACAAGGCGATGGTGGAGGTCTCAACCATCTCCGATGACGTGCAGAGGAACCTCGACGAGGTCACTCAGCAGGTGCTGGACATGTCCACCGCGTTCGGGATTGCAGAGACCACAGCCTCAAAGGCTTTGTATCAAACGATCTCGGCTGGCGTCACGGACACGGCAGACGCCATGGGACTGCTTGAGGGCGCTACTGTTCTTTCGACTGGTGGCCTCGCAGACCTGAGCAGCACCGTTGACGTTTTGACGGACACCATCAATGCCTATGGCTTTGACGTGTCCGACGTGACGCATATCAACAACGTGTTCTTCGAGACTGTCCGTCTTGGCAAGACCACGGTGCAGGAGCTTTCGGAGGGGCTCGGCGTTGTGACGCCAGTCGCCGCCGAACTGGGTGTTTCGCTTGAAGAGTTGACCTCGATGCTTGCGACCCTGACCAAGGGCGGTATCGACAACACGACGGCGATCATCTACATGCGGCAGGCTCTGGTCTCAGTGCTGAAGCCTAGCACGGAGGCTCAGGAGCTTATTGAGAGGCTCGGGCTAGAGTTCAACGTCTCCAAGATCCGCTCGGACGGATTCATCGGTGTCCTCGATGATATTCGCGACAAGGTCGGCGATGACGTGTACGCCCTCCAGACTCTGTTCCCGAACGTGCGCGCGCTGGTGCCCGTGATGGCCCTGGCCGGAAGTCGGTTTGAAGAGTTCAACGAGATCCTGGCCCAGATCAGCGACACGGCCTTGGACGAGGCGGCTCCGGCCATGCGGGCGTTCGAGCTTGTCATGCTCTCCAGCGGGAAGAAGGCGGAGACGCTTGCCAACGCATTCCGTCAAGGGCTGATGGGTCTGGGCGCTGGACTGATCGAGGGCTTGACCGCGCCGATCACGACGATCGAGGAGTTGCAGGCGGCTTCGTTTGCTCTTCGCGACGGCATCTCAGGACTGTCCCCGGTGCTGAACGTCTTTGCTGGGGCCATGCTGATGTTCATCTCGACGATCCCGCAGGTGATCAGCATGTTCGCTTCTCTGGCCGTCACTTTGGGCGCGCCTGAAGGCCTCTCCGCAGGACTGAACCAGTCCGCTGAGAGCATGGGGATGGTCGCGGACGCTGCGCGGGGCATGGCGACCAGCCTAATGTCTGGGGACGGGGACCTTCTCGCCCACTTCGATCGCATTGCCACGCAGTTCCGCAACGCTCCACGGCGACTGGCTCAAAGCATTTTGGACGCTCGCGCAGAGCTTGCACGCTACGGTCGTGAGAATGCCGACGCGATTGCTATGAGCGCCGTGGGTAGCGCTGCAGAGCGTGCTCGCCAGCTTGACAAGCAGGTCAAGATTCTTGAGGCCCAGTTCCGCAGAACGTATGGCCGCACCTTCAACAGCATGCTGGAGGAGGCCGCAAGGGCTTCTGAGGCCTCGGGCATCGAGAGCAACCTCGTCGGCCTGATCACTGAAGGCTTTGAGACCATGACCCTCTACAGGTCTCTCAAAGCTGCCGCCAACCAGGGGGCGGGGCAGTTCCTTGAAGTCGCGGGCATGACTTTCGAGTCGCTGAAGAATGCCTACGGCGAGGAGTTCACTCCTAAGGCGATCGAGATGTTCAAGCAGATCGGTCAGCTTGTGGACGACGCGGTGTCCGAGGGGGTGCTTTCCGATCGAGCCATCGACAACCTGCGTAGGCAGGCGACCAAGGCCCAGCAGGCGTTGCTCCAAGTCGGTGGGGAGGATCTCCGCATTGGCCTTGGCCTGCCAGAGGATATGCCCGACGCTCCGACTGCCCCGCAGTTCGATGAGGAGCAACTTGAGCGCTATCAGTCGGCCCTGAAGGGCATCGAGTTCCAGATTGACGTGCTTGAGGCGGCATCTCGCGAGAGCTACCAGTCGCAGCGTGAGGCGATTGGGCTAGCTACGCAGGCGGCCCTGTACGAGTTGGAGGTCAAGCGTACGCTCGGCGAGGTCTCGCTGCAGCAGTACGAGTCCATGTACACGGCTATCATCGAGGGTGAGGCCAACAAGCTTCAGTCGATTGAGGAGTCTATCCAGCGTGAGCAGCAGGCACGCGAGCAGGCTGCCCAGCGCGCAATCGAAGCAGAGGAGCGTAAGGCCGAGGCCGCCGAGCGTGCGGCGCAGCGCGCTCTGGAAGCTTCTCGGAAGTTTGTGGAGTCCGGCAGCCTTGCCACGGCTCAGGCGCTGAGTATGAACGACGCGATCATCATGGGCGCAGAGCAGCTTGAGATGCTTCTGGTGAACGCGCAGGCCCAGCTTGATGCCGCCTCCATGATGATGCAGGACATGGGGCCCGACGAGGTCAGCGTCTACAGCGAAGAGGAGATCGCGCAGATGCAGATGAAGATCGACCTGCTGCGGGATCAGGCCATGGCCCAGTCTGAGTTGAACGATCGGATTCGAGACTACGTCACGGCTCAGGGCCAGGGGTCTGCGGCGGGCAATGCCTTCCGTGGTTCGCTGCAGAACCTTGCCACCCAGTTCAGCAACATCGGCCAAATCGCTGGCGACCTTGTCGCGAACCAGCTTCAAGCCCTGACGGGCGGGCTTGCTGACATGTTCGTTGGTGTCATGGACGGCAGCAAGGACAGCAGCGAGGCCTGGAAGGAGTTCGCGGCCAACTTCATCAAGGGCCTGCTGCAGATGACGATGCAGATGCTGATGATGTACGGCGTCTCGCTGATGCTTCAGTCGCTCGGCATCCCCGTAGGGGTCATGATGGGCGGAGCAAACGTTGCTGCTCAGGCGATGGGCGGCGTCAATGAAGGCGGCCTTGGCGAACTGGTCCCGGTCAAAGGCTTTGCTACTGGCGGCGTCGTCGAGGGCCTTGGCCGTATGACTCCCGTCCGTGGCTACGCCACTGGCGGGCCTATCGTCAACGAGCCCCACGTGGCGCTCATCGGCGAGGGGCAATACAACGAAGCTGTTGTGCCTCTGCCCGATGGCCGCAGCATCCCCGTGCAGATGACCGGGCAGCAGGACGCGCGCCCGGTGAGCGTGAACTTCCAGATCCAAGCTTTCGATAGCAAGGATGTCACCCGCGTCATCCAAGGCCAGGAAGACCAGATCAAGAGCATGATCATGCAGGCCGTCATGGAGGACCGCGCGTTTAGGGGACGGATGGGATGACTTCTGTAGTGCTGCCCAAGGGCGAGAGCTTCTCGTCGCCGGACTGGTCTAACAACCCGGCGTCCTCTGACAAGATCTGGGGGCCGTGGTGGCAGCAGTACGTCAACTACCAGCCCAATCACGACCTAACCTCGGGCACGGCCCCGGACTGCCCCTATCTGTCGGGTGAGCCCCTGGAGTCGATCTCCACGGGTCAGATCTACACGAGCCATCTTGTGTCGCCTTTGCCCGGAGCGATGTGCACGGATGTCTCTGGCACATCACAGTCTTCGCAGCGCGCGTTCCTGTGCCGCGAGGAAGACGCCATTGCCAACGACGACAACACCTACAAGGTCAAGTTCGCGTTGGCCGACGCCGGAGGCGGGCAGCTTGGTAGCAGCGTGACCGAGCGCAGTGGCGGTGCCAGTGGCGTGTACTCGATCAGCTTCCCGACCAACGACGCCACGGAGGACGTGGGTCTTCCCACTAGCTCCAAGGACGCTGGAGGAACCACGGCGGGCTTGCAGGGCGGCACCCTCGGGACCCTGTTTGCTGCTGCGCGCGGGAATCAGGGCATGACGGGTTTGCACACGCTCTGGAACGGCAACTCCGTTTTCTTTCGAGTTGGTGCTGGTGACCCTGAGCGCATCACGGCGGTATCCGCGAACCTGGGGCAGGGTGAGTTTGCTGTCGGGGGTTTTGATGCCTACGCCTTTTGCGCGTACCCGACGCCCAACGCTAGCACCGAGGTGGTGGACCTTGATCTGGAACTGTGGCAGATCAAGCACACGACCGGAGGAGACTCAGCCGTCCGCCTTGCCAAGCAGACGATTGCCGGGGGCGTGTCGCGAATCAAGTTCGGCCAGCCCTATCACCTCAAGGTCGAGGTCGAGAACGCGGCGAGCAGCGTTGAGATCAAGTGCTACATCGGTGGCTACAGCACTCCTCACAACGGGGACGTGGCGGAGGTGCAGTGCTTCAAGGACGATGAGTTCGCAAGTGGCACCGCCACGGTCACCGCTGGAACCGATGTGACGGTGACGACCTCGACGGGCATCGTAGAGCACACGGCTTCTGACCGGATCGTGTCTTACATTGACCGGACCTTTGGATGGTCTATGGGGCGAGACAGGTCCCAGGATGTGAGCGACCGGACTTTCGCCAGCGGTCAGGTCATCGTGCAGGCCGTCGAGTCCGTCGTCTCCCTTGAGGTGCTGAACACGTCTACGGCGGGGCGCACCTACTACGACAACTGGACTCGATCTGTGCCGGGCGCACCACTGGGTCAGCCGGGCTCGATTCGGACGATCGAGAACCAGTTCGGCGATTACGGCCCGCAGCGGCTTGGGCGCTTCACGCTCGACTACGACGCTCAATACACTTGGCCGAGCAATGACGATCGCCAAGTAAGGCGTTCGGCTTGGTGCAATGAGCTTCCGCTGGACTACACCAGCTACGGCCAAGACCACATCAAGTTCCTCTACGGCTACGATCTCACGTCTCCGGTCGGAACGGACTATACGCCGGATGGGATGTTCCGCACGATGGTGGACACGTTCCCGCAGACGCGGCTGTACAACCATCGCCGTTCGATCTCTTTCAAGCCGCCGCAGGACAACCCCGGTGCGCTTGGCTCGCCGCCGGACTCAATCAACTCCTTTGAGGTCGGCGTCTGGGCTCGTGGCTACTTCAACGCCTATCAGACCAACAGTGGTCTCGGCGCTGTGGCCTACTGGTCTACAGACGGGAATGGCTCGATGACGTTCTTCCGCATCGCGATCTATGAGCGAGTGTGGACCGGGCGGAACCAGTACATCGCCCCGGCCTCTGTCGGCAATCGGGTTGCCAGCAAGACCTACCTTCTTGCGGACATCGCTTCGGCACCGAACATTTACGACGGCGCGTATCACACACTGGACTTCCGCGTGGAGCTAGACGCCAACGCAAGCTCCCCCAATTCTCCGTCCAAGTACTATGTTGAGTTTGACGGCGTGCCGATTGAGCTTGACGACACTAACGCCGATCTCGTTAGCTCGACCGTATCGCCTTACGAGGTCTCTGACATATCTCCGGTGTACACCACGGGCGAGCAGGAGTGCTTCACCTTCTGGAGCCTCAACTCCTCTGTGAACTCGTCTGGCACCTCTTGGAACCCGGCTCAGTTTCAGTCGTGGCAGGAGGGCGATGTCGCGGATGACCCGGACTTCAGCATCGACGATGATGCCCTTGCCTCGCTGGTGCTCGCTGGCGAGCCGACTCCGACGACCTACCTCAACGCTTCGGGCGGTGCTCTGGCGTTTGGATCGAGCTTCTACGATGACGTGGACACCGAGATCCAAGTCACTTCCCAGCGCGGAGTTTCTGGCGGGAACTTTGAATCCGGTCACCGCTACACATACAGCACCGACGCCAACGACCGCCGCCGCTACAGCGTCTCGATCTCTTCCGTGTCGAAGGAGGTCATCGATAACTTTAGCAACTTCTACTCTGCGCGGCAGAAGGCTGGGGAGACGTTCTTCTTCGACTGTGACATCTTGCAGGAAACGACTCTTGGGAAGGAGTCGATCCCTGTGTTCTTTGCTCGTGACTCCCTGAAGATCGAGATGGTCGGACCTCAGATCTACAACTGCAGCTTCGTGCTGGTGGACTCGATCCAATGAGCCCTAAGCCCGACATCCCCCTCTCTCTGTTCCAAGAGAAGAACACCCTCGCCAGCGGCGTTCAGTGGCTGTGGCTGTACGAGATCACCATCCCGACGCCGACGCCGACGCGGTTCCGCGCGGTCTCTTCTTCGCAGCAGGTGACCTTCCGTGGCAACGTGTACTACCCCTTCCCGATTACTCACGCGAAGACGGTGGAGAACACGGCAGGGGATACGCGGAGCGTGAGCCTCACGGTGAGCAACGTAACCCGCGAAGTTCTGCCTCACATCGAAAGCTACGACGGGCTGATCGGCCAGCGTGCCCGCATCATGTGCACGACCCGAGATGCTGCAGCGGCGACCGAATCGGCCATCGTCGAGCAGGACTTCCGAGTGGTGCAGTGCTCCGTCACGGGCGACTCGGTGCTGTTCAAGCTTGATGACCTGTCGGTCTACAACGACTCATTTCCGAGGCAGCGCCTGCACCGCACCTTCTGCCGCTTCCAGTACCGCAGTGGTCTGTGCGGCTATGCGGTGCCGGAGGCCTCGGACAACTTCCTGCCCGGCTGTGACAAGACGCTAGACGGGCCGAATGGCTGTGAGGCCCACGGTGAATCTGAGGAGGCCGAAGGCATCGCCAAGGTTCACCCGCAGCGCTTCGGCGGCTTCACCGGCATCCCGATGGACACGTCACGCGGATTCATCTGATGTTCTACTGGCATGACCTTCTGAGTGAGCCGTTCAGGCGTCCGCTGTCCAGCGGGCCCGGAATGAACTGCTTTGACGTGGCGATGGAGGTCAACCGTAGGCTGCATGGTGAGGAGGTCGCGCTGCCCCACCCGCTGCACTCCCCCTCCGAGGGGGACCAGTGGTTCAGCGTCAATGACATCTGGGACCAATGGGAGTTGGTAGGCCGCTCCCTGTCTGACGCGATTGAGGTAGGAGACGTTGTGGGATGCGGCAGGGAGGGCCAACTCACTACCGTTTACACTAGAGTGGAGCGTGGAAGGCCCACGTACTTG